CCCTGATGCGTAAGAGGTTGCGTTTCTGATACCCTCGATTGAAGCGATACCTGAATCACCTGAAGCGCGTGGTACGGCGTAGTTGTACTTACCTGCACCCGTAGCGCCCGTGTAGAGAATCAGCGAGTTTGAACCTGCTGTCTTACCTACTGGTAGAACGGTAGGAGTTGCGCGTGAAGCTACTTGAGATGAGTTGGTGTAGTTTAGCGAAAGGTTAGGTGTTGCTGCACCCATAGCGGTTGCTGCTGGGTTAAAGAAGATAGCGTTAAGGCCAGCGCCGTTTGTGTAGCGTGGCAGTAACCAGTTCACGGTGTGAGTACCTGTACCTGTCGAGGTAATGTTAATAGCTGTACCTGCAACTGCGTTAGCGTATGAGGTAGCAAGTTTAAAAGTATCTACGTCTATTACAATCATGTAGTAATCAGTAGCTAGTGAAAGCCCTGCTGGTAGGGTTGTGGTGGTAGTTAGACGAACTTCTGTACCAGTCAATACATTTGATGGGAAGTTAGCCGTTGAAGTCCAAGTACAGATGTCTGTTGTGTCGTCAGCCGTAAAGGTATCTGTCTGACCAAGTGTATTAGTTGTAGCTTGTTCTGTGGCTGTCGTAACGGTTGTAACGCGGTAGAAGCCGACTACATCTATAAGAGTAACGACTGATGGTTGTGCGGTTGCTGCTGCTGAAACTGCTGAACCTGAGAGTAGATACTTGTTATAGGTTGGTTGTACTGCACCACCGTGAGGTATAGAGCTTGCAGAAGTGGTCGTGTCTTTTACTGCTTGGAAAGTTAGGTTAGCACCAGCGTCAAAGATTGCGTCTGGCCCTGGGTTTCCGTTACCCCTAAACAGTGTGTGCCATTCGTTGGCTACGGCTGCGGTTGTTGGGTTAAAGTTCTTAGACCAGTCTGCTCTCCAGACTTGTCCGTTAGTTTGTGCTTGTATGATTTGGTCTCGTGATGCGAATCCTGGCATGTTCTTGTTCCTTGTTTAAGTAAATATTGTTTTAATATCGCCCATTAAAGCTGTCGCCGCCAGCGTACCTTGTGGCAAGCAGAGAAAACTTAAATAGGCATCATCGTATATTTGTGGTATCACTCCTGCTTCTAAGAAGTAATCTTTTTCAACAGGTGCGGTTATTTCTCGTATGACAGATGTTCCAATCGGTTTAACGAGGACTAGCGCCATAACACCAACATCACCGTCTAGCATAAAAATTGAATCTACTTGCCTTACTCCTGAGTCCCCAGCCTGTAAACCAATAAACGGCATAGATGCTGAGTTGCTGTTTGCTCCGCTAGATTGTAATTGCCCTACTGCGGTAGACGAGTTCTGGTAAACAGTTTGTGAAGTTCTACCACTAACACCTTCTGAGTTGGTGTAAGTAAAGTAAAACCTACCGCCACCAGTTCTACCGTTTAGTGATACGGCAATCACCTGTACGCCCTCACCGTCTGTATAACGAGGTAAAGTAACAGTGTTGTCTAATACCTGTTCATCAAGCGATGAGTCGTCTATTGTTGGGTAGTAAAGCAAGTAGTCACAAAGTACCATCGTTAATGGTAATGCGGTTGCTGCGGTGGCAATTCCTGTTGTAAGTCGTAAATACTTCTCACTTGGAGATACACCACCGCCATGCTCTAATCCGCCGTCTTGTGAGTAATATACTGCTTTAGCCACTAATGGTGTTGCGTCACTCCAATACTTAGGGATAGGTCGCCCTGGGCTTGAAGATAAGTCGAACCAAAGACCAGCCACCGTTGGCTGTGACGGTGTTTTGCGCCATGTATAACGGCGTTCTTTGCCGTCTAGTTCTGCGTCTACTAGTTGTTTGATTCCAGTTATCATTATTTAAGCGTTCCTTTACCATTCATGACTACGCTCATGTCTGCTATGATTGGTTTCTTAGTTTTATCTGTCATGGCTAATCTTCCGTTACTGTTAGTGCACCAATTGCGAACTGTGGCTGAATACCACTAGAAACTGAACGAGATGCTGTTAATGCACCAGAGTAAATAATCTTCGAAGTACCTGATACTGCTGTAGTGATTGAAACGTGTGTAATTGTTTCAGAACCGCTTGAACATTCAGGGAATTGGATTAGGGCTGCGTTCTCTGCTTCGTTAGCTGTAACTGTCCAACCTGCACCACTTCGAGCTACTGCCTGTCGTGCGTATGAACCGTATGCTGATTCACTTGTTGCTGCTGTTCCTGCTTCTCCTGGGTCTGCTGTGTGTAGTGCTATATATAGTGAACCTGCTGTTGCTGAGTTCTGTAGTCCACCTGCATCACCTACGTCTGCTATATCTACGTTGTTGAAAATCAACTGTAGTAAGTCGTTCTCAAATGTATTTCCTTTTGACATTTATTTGCCTTTCTTAGAACGCTTCGTCTATGCGTCCGTATGTTAGTGTTGCTTTGTCTGTCCACGCATCCGTGTAACTCGTCACCGTAGCGTTGTTCGTTACAGTGGCGTATGACACCAATGTGTCCGTGACTTTTTTAATCATCCATGCACCGGAAACGTTTGTGTTGCCGTAGTAAGCTGTTGTTCCATCTTCAATGTCGTACACGTAAAAACTAGATGGGTCTGAACCACTCGTAAGAGAAACAGGTATCTTGCCATCAACTAGAGTTACGTATGAGGCTCTACCCTCGTCATTTAGATATGGTGTACCGTTTCCACCTCCACCACCTCCACCACCAACAGGCTTTTCAACAAGTTTCTTTAGGTGTTTGTTAGATTCATCAAGCTTTGATTCGACCTTAGATAGATCTGTCTTAGGTATTTCTGGAAATTTCGGTATATCAACAGTTTTTTGATTCTTAACTTCTTTAAGTAGGTCTAGCATTACGTCTTGTAATGGTTTTAGATCTACTTCTTTCTCGTTGATTATCGGGGCTTCTGCTACTAATTTAAGGTCTTTGATAGCCTTAACTACATCTGCGGTATCTAGCTTTACTTCATCAAGGTTAGTAACTTTAAATGAGTCTTTTTGCTCCGGTATTTTAGGAAGTGACTTAGGTATTAAGCTTAGTTCCCTTTTCATACCGTTAAGAGCATCAGTAACAGGTTTTAAGTCTAGTTTGTTGGCTAGTATGTTCTTGTCTAACTTTTCGACTGCTGTAACTACTCTATCTACGTCTGGGGTAGATATACTTTTTAATTGATTAACTACCTCTGTTTTTGTAGTCTTACCGTCCATGAACTGTATGAGTACGTTAAACGCTTTGACAACAGTATCTTCAAGTGCATTTAACTGAGCCGTTCTATCTTGGAACTGCTTGGTTGCTTGAGCCTGTGAAGCTTCTGCTTGAAAGTGTTGTCTTAGTGGTACTCTTTTGTCCATATGATTCCTTGGTTGAGGGCTTTGTTGCTGTAGTGTTCTGCCGTCTGTCGGTACACTATCTGTAGCGTTATGCCCTCTATTTTTAACTAAGCTTCTCTAGCCCAAACACCCTTGATTTCAAGTACGTTCCAACCGTCAGCGTCGCCACCCATAAGGGTAACTTCGTCACCAACACGAGCTGTAGCAGCTGTGTTTTGTAAGTCTTTGTTATCAGTAGCAGTTCCAGATACACCACCTTCTATTAGGTCAAGTGCAGCAGGGCTAATTGATATTAAGTTTCCGTCGTCACCAGAACCAGCAGTTGAGCCAGCAGGTACACCACCATTACGTACTGTGAAAACAAGTCCAGCAGCAGTTGAAGGTAGAGTTACTACACCGTTAGCGTAGATAACATTCTGCACATAGCCAGTGTCAGCAGCAGCAAGAGTTTTTGCTTCTGTAACATTAACAGCCATTCTACCGTCAGGTAGTCTGTATGCTGTTGAGTTTGCAGGGTTTGCCATTTTATATTCCTTTTCTTATTTAGTTACTTTTAGGAGCTTTTTTGTCTTCTTTATCAGAGTTGGCTTTTTGGGCTGCTTCTAGCTCGGCTTTCGCTTCTGCTTTGATGCGTGCTTCAAGTTCAGCTTGTTCTTGAGCCTTCTCAGACTCTAAACGTGCCTGCTCTTCTTTTTCTTTTGCTTCAAGTTCAGCTTGTTCTTGAGCCTTCTCAGACTCTAAACGTGCCTGCTCTTCTTTTTCTTTTGCTTCAAGTTCAGCTTGTTCTTGAGCCTTCTCAGACTCTAAACGTGCCTGCTCTTCTTTTTCTTTTGCTTCAAGTTCAGCTTGTTCTTGAGCCTTCTCAGACTCTAAACGTGCCTGCTCTTCTTTTTCTTTTGCTTCAAGTTCAGCTTGTTCTTGAGCCATGGCAATACGAGGGTCTGTAGTACCTACATAGGTGTAACCTGCTTTGATGTATGCGTTAGTCAACGGTGTACCAAGTTCAGGGTCGTTGAATAGTTCTACAACTGAGCCGGTTGGTTCATGTCGGTAAAAGCCACTTTCGCTTTTGCCGTTCTCTTCTTTTTCAAACATATAGTTCCTTTTCTCCGTTCTCTAATAACGGGATGTTATTTACTAAGCTTTGGTGTAGATACGGATACCTGTAGCTTTTTGGCCGAAGATAAACATATCGTGGTAACGTCGTCCTTGGCAGATCCAACCGTCTACGTCCTTATCGTTGTCGATAGTTCGTACCATGTTGAATTTGTTAATAGCGACTGCAACTTCTTTACATGTGATCATGAACTGGAAGTTAGTAACGAGGTAGCTAGCTGGAACTTCTTTGATAGTCAAGCCATCAACCATTCCAAGTACACCCTTTTTCATGTCTGCAACAGATGTGTCACAGTCACGTACGAACTCTGGGTCTCGCTTTAGCAAGTTGTAAACAGTTGGAGTGATCCAAAGAGTACGACCTTGCTTGCTGTACTTAAGTTCTGTAAGAGCTGCTTGCTGTGCAAGAATCAACTGGTAAGCTGTGTTGTTTGCTACTGCTGCGCCTGCGATGACACCTTGAGTGTTAGCGATTGCGTAAGCAGTCAAGATACCTAAGTTGTAAACGTCTGTAGCTGGTACAGATACTTCACGAACTTGTCGCTTGATAGCTTTAGCAGCTTCGGTAACCATCATTGAGTCTTCGTAGTTTCCACGGTCGATTGAGAAGTTAAATGACTTATCTTGTGAAAGAGTCATTGTCTGTGTGCCAGTACCAAGTTCTACAAGTGCGCCGAAACGTCCTGTACCACTTCGTACGTAGTCACTTTCAGCAACGGTGTTTACATTGTAAATCGTAACTGAGTTTTTGCCGTTAAAGTCTAAACGGATTGATTTTGAGTCGAACACATCCATTGTTAGCGATTCGAGGTAAACTCTTTCGTCAACAGCGTTAAGATATGCTGATGCATAATTCTGAGCCATGTTTTTATCCTTTGTTAATCAGACGTAAGGACTTCGAGGATTGGGTCTTTCTCTGGTTCTTTTGGTGTTGCCGCTGGTTTAGAATCAGCGTTTACTTGCATTTTTCTTGCGGCTTTCACTTGCTGAACAGCACCAGACTTTATCGCACCTTGAAGTAAGTCTGCGGTTTCTGTTAAATGTTCAATTAGCGAGCCTTTAAGTCCAACCATGTTACCGTTCGTGTCATACTGCACATATCCAGCGTTGAAATCACGCATGGCTTTGTCGTATGCCTTTTGATTGAACTGGTCACTGTCTGGGTTAAAGATTTGAAGTTCCGGCTTTGATTTAGCAGTTTCAAATTCGTTTATAAGAGTGTTCTCTGTGTTCTCAACTGTCCTTGCGTAATCGTTGGCTTCAAGAGTTCTTATACGTTCATCACTGTCATCTTCTGCGCCTTTGATATGCTCTTGGGCTACTTTAGCGACACGTTCTTCACGTTCACGAATGGCTGCTTGCCTTTCTTCGTACCTTCTACGAGCTTCTTCCTTTGGATCAACAGGGGTTTCGACTTCCTCCTCTTGTTCCTTTGGTTGCTCTACCTCTGGTGGGGTCTCAGGTTCAGATTCTTCTTCAACTGGAGTTTCTACGACTTCCTCTGCTTTCGCTGGAGCATTGGTGTCTTCTGTATCACTCAGTATGTCGAGAATTGGGTCTGACTCTGGTGTTTCTGCTACATCTGTAGCAATGGGTGAAGTGTTATCTTCTTCCATATATCTCCTTTAAATTACTGTCGTTGAATAGGTGACGAGCCTCTATCCGTTGGAGGATGAATCCTTTGCAAGGGAGCAAATTAGGATAGTCTATTTTGGACTACCCTAATTCACCACCATGTCTTCAAGTACGAAGTTATCCCCTTTCTTGTTGAGTCTTTTACCTTGTGGGATGTGATGACGAAATCGAACACCTAAATCTGTTACACCTACAAGCCAGTTACCTTCTTGGTGTGCTTCGACAATCCTTGAGGTAGTAGGCATGTTAGATAGGTCATACTCATACTCAGGTGGTAGAGTCTTTACTTCTTCTTCCATTACTTGTTCACCTCGTTAAGTGCGAGTGCAAACTTGGTCTTGAGTTCTCCTAAATACTTGCGGTATCTTCCAGCTGCTTTAAGTTCTGCTCTAAAGTTCTCATCATCATCTTTGTTGCCGTCAACATAACCAGCGATAAAATCAAGAATCATGTCTTGTTCTGCTTGAAGCATGGTTACAATGTCTTGTAGTTTCGGAGTGAGTTCAGCCATTTGACGCTTTTGTTCGTCTAGTAGTTCCTTGGTTGTGTCTTCTAGCTTTTCATTACCGAATACACCATCAGTTACACCATCAACACCGGTATACATTGCGCTATCGTCCATTAGTTGCCTCCTTGTAGAAACTTAACTATTTCTTCTTCTTGGAATCCCTCAGAACGAGCTTGTACAATTCTCTGTGCTATATCTTCATCAACACCGTATTCTTCCATCGTTACCGATAGTTCATCTTCGACTGGAGCTTCTGGCATAGGTTGTTCAGGTTGCATTTCAGGTGGTACATCAGCCATTGCAGGGTCTGCCATAGGATCAATAGGATTACCCATTTCATCAACTGCACCTCCCATCATTTCGTCAGTGTTGAGTTCGACAAGCACCTTTTCAGCATCAGTAGTACCACTTGCGTTGACTACCTTCTTAAAGGCTTCTCCTAAATTGAAGTCCCAACCACTTGCTTGCATTGCTGGTATGAGGTTAGGGTTAGAAGTAGCTATATCTATGAGTTCTAGCCAACGGTTCTTTTCTTCGTCATCGGCTTCTGGTCGTGCGTCATATTCAAACTTGAATGTAGCTTTAAGTTCGTCATAGATAACAGGTAGTTCGCCTGCACTTGGTTCTGGTGTGTTTGGGTTGTCATCGAGGTATCCAGCGTTCACAAGTCGTTCTAAATCATCTTGAGCTATGTCTAGTACATCAGCACCTTCCATCTGTGCCATGTGTACGTTCATCATCTTTGTTGCCATCTTTGCACTTGCAGAATCAGCTTTGTTTCTTAGATAGTTGTCTTGTGAGTTAGTCCGTTCTTCTTGTTGTTTAACTCCGGCATTGGTCTTTGAGAATGTAGGATTTCCAGACTCAGCACTAACAGAGCCGTCAGTACGACCTTGCAAGGTTTGAAGTTGTGATTTGTATAGTCCGAAGTTGTTAGGGAATTGTGAATAGACAGAGGTTGAAGTTTGAATTACATCTACATCAGCTTGACCCATAAGCCATAGCGCATCAGGTGTATGAGTCATAGAGTTTAGGTTAGCTGTTTCTACAGAGCCACGTACTTTCTTAGGTGGTTGCAAGCCTATCTGCGTAGCTAAAACGTGAGCTTGAGTCATGTAATCTAGTACGTTCTGTGTCGGGCCAGCTAGTTCAACTCGTCCTATACCGTAAGGAGTCTCAAGAGTTTCATAGCAATACTGCATGGTGATAGGTAAGTCACCAGTAGGATCAGGGTTAGTCCATTCACGTATACATTCACCCTCACCTAAATGCTTAGAGAACATGTAGAATGGCGCACCTATACCTCTGTTGAAACATACCGTTGTCTTGATACCGGAGTTAGATACTTGCTTCTCTCGTTCGTTGATGTTCTGTTCTTCCATCTCCTTAGAGGTCATAGACATGTCTGCAAGCTTTTTAAGGAGTTTGACGTTCCAGCCACCTTCACCTTTGCCAGCACGTTCTATAATCTTTTTGAGTTGTATCTTGGTGAAGTAAATGTCTAGGAATACATAGTCACAGTCATCTACTGAGAACTTGCCAGGTTCGAGTTTAACGTTACGGATAT